AAACAAGCGCAAATAAAAATGCCTACTCTGTCGCAACCAGAGTAGGCGTCTCTTTATAGAGAAATAAGCTCGCTCGGGAAACTCCACCTTTGGAGTGGGGCTCCTGATAGGCATCCGTTCCAGCGGGTGCCTTTCTTTACGATTAATATACCACAATGCTTTGCTAAATTCAAGAAATTATTTGTGCTCTATACCTGCATTATTCAACATCATGGCAAATACATTATACAGCGTCGGGTCATTGTAAGCTCCAAGAGGGCGAAGAAAATCATAACAATTTTTATCACAATTCAGAGTAGACGACTGGTCTATACAGTTATCTTTGGTGAGGGAAATAATCGCGGTACCACTTTGACTTCCAAATGACCACTTAAAACTATAATTAGTTGTACCGGTAGAATTGTCTGGCCCGATATATGAATAACTGAAAATCTCAAGATTATTCATAATTTTTTTGCCAGTATTCGCAGACCCGTTTAATCTTTTTGGCATAATAAATCATTCCTTTCTTATTTTGTGCTATTGTTGCGAAACTTATTTAATCTGTCCGCAAGTTGCTGGTCTTTATCCGGATAAAGATGTGAGTATGTGTCCAAAGTAGTCTTTATTGATTCGTGACCTAGCCGCTCCGCAATCTCCAATGGAGTAAAACCAAGATCTATCAGCATACTTGCGTGAGAATGCCGCAGGTCATGTACTCTGATCGGCTTCAGACCAATTCTTTCTGATACTCTTTTTATTTCTTTTTCCAGAGCTGTCTTCTGGAAGTAAAATATCCTGTCACCATTTCCGATACCATATAGCTTGGAAATGTATTCTTGAATATCATCATATAAGAAATCCGGAATGGAAATACATCGTTTTGCCTTTGGTGTCTTAGGCTCCAGGAATAGCTCCTCACCTTTAATTTTTGCATAGTTCTTATTGATATCAATCCTTTTTGATGAAAGAATGTCTGCAGGTGTGAGTGCCAGAAGTTCTCCGGAACGCATACCGGTATAAAAGAGAATATCAAAAGCAAGCTTCATAGACGATTTGCTGATTGCATTTGAAAACTTCTCATATTCTGCCTGCGTCCAGATGTTCATTTCATCCGCTTTGCTCTTTCCCATACTGCCGGCCGCCCTGCATGGATTGACAGGCAAGCGATAATGAGATACAGCATAATTCATTATTGCTGATAACTGGTTGTTCACAGTTTTTAAATATGTTTGGGAGAATGGCTTCCCATCATCATCCCGATAGGAGATAAGCTCATTCTGCCATTTTCTGACCTTTATTGTATCAATGTCACAAATCTTTTGCTTTCCAAAGTAGGGGAGCAGCTTCGTATCGATAATAAACCGCTTATTCTCCATTGTTGTAGGTTTCAAGCGGTGTTCCATATCTTCAAGATAATTTGCAACAAGGGAAGAAAAGAGTATGTCGTTTGAACTGCTTTGCTGATCCAGAAAGGACCTCTCATAATCTTTTGCTTCCCTCTGTGTTTTGAACCCTCGTTTACAGATATGCTTCTTTTCCCCAGTCCAGTCGGTGTAATAGAAATTGGCATACCATAGTGTTTTACCACTTTTGAGAGTGTATTTGTATGCTGGCATACAATCACCGCCTTTTTGAAGAGTGTTCTTTGATAAATTTTTTAGTACCATTAGCGACCATTTTATCAGCCTTTTCGATGTCTCCTTCCATATAAGCACATATAATGTCTAATGTTTTTCTGACACCAAACACATGAGCAGGAGTTAGTGTTGGAGTAATAGTATCAACATAGAAATTTCTATATTCATCGATAGACATATTGAGCCTCTTAATACATAATCGAAGACTTCTTATAATTGCAGGTGGCAATAAAGGATGTGGCTCTACAATCGAAAAGTCTCCGTTTTTCCAATATGTATATTCGTCTAATGTATCAATGCCAGACAAATGCGTATATGCCGACAAAGTTAACAAATGCAACTGTTTATCATACATTTTCTCTTTGCTATTTATTTCTGACATGCTATATAAGTCACAAGCGTATAATCCAAGGCTACCTTCTTGCAGATGCATATGTGACTGACGGCTGATATTGTAAAACTGTTCATCTAAACTCGGCTTGTCAGCCTTTAAAGCGTTCTGCGTTGTAGGAGCTATATTCTTTTTAAATGGAAATTTAATGATTTTCCCCACCTCACCTTCTTTGTTGTTATAAATTTTGTTTGCGCAAGGCCTCCTCCGGTACCACTCGAAGGATATTATTTTGCCTCTCGCATAGAAGAATTTGCTGCAACAGATTCTTCGTAACGCTGTTCTTTTAGATATTTTTTCATATCTCCAACGATTATATCCTGATTATCCTCGTTGAGCTGGCGAAAAACATTTATGTATTTTTGTTCTTTGTCAGTAAGATGTGTGGATAAGGATGTGTTGCTATCGCAAGACGATTCTGGAAGATCAAGAAGATAATTGGCAGAAACATTCAGCGCTCCTGCTATTTTTATAAGCTCATCAACAGAAGGAACTTTGTTTCCCCATAAGAAAGCGTCTGCATCTTCTGAATTGAAACCAGTCGTTTTAGCAAAATCCTGTTGCGAAAGGTTTTTGTCTTTTAAAATGCTTTTCAACTTATCCTTAAAGGTAAGTCCAAATTCTGATGTATCCATTTGATAATTTGAATAATCAATGCCGTAATTATCATTTCCAAGTATGTAATCAATTGGAACACCGAATATTTTTGACAATTTTAATAATGTATCATCTGTCAGCGGAACTTTGCCAGATTCGTATTTCGATATAGCAGCATCTTGAACATTTAATAATTTACCCAGTTCAGATTGCTTCATTCTCTTTTCTTCTCGCAATAATTTCAGCCTGTTCATAGAATGACCTCCTTAAATGTATTATAACATTTTCCTAACAGGAAAAGAAGAAACTTTCCTAATCAGAAAAAATTTAAAAAAACTATTGACTTTCCTAATAGGAAAATGTAATATTAAAGCACAAACTTTCCTGAGAGGAAAATAGGAGGTGAGCAAATTGCAAAACATCAAGTTAAAGAACATGAGAAAAGAAAAAGGGGAGACGCAAATTGAAGTTGCCAAATTGCTTGGGTTAAAAACAGCTTCAGCCTACAACAAAAAAGAAAATGGAAAAGTCCCAATCACATTAGAAGAGGCTAAAATTCTATCTGCTCATTATAACCAGCCTATAGATATTTTTTGTCAATGAACTTTCCTAACAGGATAATTGAATTATAGACCATGGAGGTGAGTAAGAAAATGGCAAATATAACAGCCAAGACAAGCTCCAACATCTTTTACAAAGCCCGTTGCGAGGCGGCAACACACAATGAACAGTTGAGCAGTAGAGAAGGAGCTGCTGACTATATGTAGATTGACAGAGGACGGCTTTACAGAATAGAAAGTGGCATTGCTATTCCTTATCCAGAGGAAATCAGACTTATGGCAGATTTGTACAATGCCCCAGAGTTGGAAAATTACTTTTGCAGGACAATGTGTCCATTGGGATGCGAAATGCCAAAAGCCGAGCTGGCAAATCTTGACAGGCTTACAGTCAGAACACTTTCTGTTTTTAGAAAAATTGGAAAAACAAAAGAAATGCTTCTCGATATTACAGCAGATGGAGTGATTGATGAAAGTGAAAAGCCGGAGCTTGATGAGGTAGTAAAAAACTTGGAAGAGGTAGAGGAGATTGCACAGAGCATGAGGCTTTGGATTAAGAAGAATATGTAAGAATGGGCTCGAATGGTCGGCAGCATCATTGGACCGAGTGAAAACGAGGAAAGTCTGGCGGTGCTATTGGCAGAGTAGAGCTTAATAATTTTTTATTTACAGTCTGCGGACATTTGACAGCAAGTGACAACAAATGTGTCCGTAATCCAATACAATCCGAATCCAAATCCGAATCGGGAAATCAATACAATACTTGCTCGGAGCAACAGGCTGCTCCAAGCAGTAGGAGGTGAGAATCTATGACACTAGAAGAAAAAGATAAAGGACTGGCCAAAGGACTTGGTAGAAACCTTAGATATTTGAGAGAGCAAACAGGAATGTCGCAAACAGAGCTGGCAGTTAAATTTGATGTAAGCCAGTCGACTATTGCAGCTTGGGAAAGTGGTAGTAGATATCCCGGCTTATATCATCTGCACTGTATTCATGATTTGTTTCAAGTAGACCTAGATCGACTGATTTATGGTCAATTGAAACCACCAACACCGATGTATGCAAGGAATTTACAGTATCTTCGTAAAAAACATGGCATAACGCAAATAGATATAGCGAGACTGCTCGGGGTATCTAAAGCAACTTCGTGCAAGTATGAAAATGGTGAGGTGGAACCGTCCATTGGAAGTTTGGAAAAATTAGCAGATTTCTTTGGCGTAACTATGGACCAAATAATCAAACAGGATTTATCGCAGGAGGTGAGTTAGCATGCCGAAATTAAGTGAAATTCACAATGCAATTGGTAATTATTTGTATATGCATGGGGACAAAGATGTGACAAGCATTGCAACATGGAATGGAACGTCGCCTATTAAGTACACACTTAATTTACATGATATTTATGAGGGAAAGGTAACAGGAAAGGGGCAGCAGTATTTCATCAATAAGTTTTTGGGTAAGCAGGAACTGGCGGTACAGGAGTAGAAAGGTCTTGTTGAAGATGATATTCGGAGCAGATAATATTGACTGCGGACATTTTCCGACAAGTGACAGTAATTGCGAACACTTGAAAACATTTGCATACAAATGTATGCAGAAATTATATAAAAAACTCTGAAAGTGGGACATTTGTCCAAAAAAAGCGGGACATTTGTCCACCAGAGATAGAGTTAGAGAA